GCCCTTACATCAAGTACGGCGACACTTTCGCTGACTCCTTTAACGACCTTGGGCAGATGCAATTTGGCGTTTGCGTAAACCTTTGCGTGCTAATCCTGGTGTCAGACAGCTCAACAGCTGACCGCGAGCAGCAGCAACTGGACGCGTTCCTTGACCTTGGCACTGCGGCTGACCAGATTTCCGTTCCCATGGCTATCCAGATGGACCCCACGCTAGGCGGCATCGTAATGAGCACGATACCAATTCAGGTCGGTCACTATGGTAGGGTTCCCTATGGTGGACTAGAGTACTTCGGTGCTCGCCTTGAAGTTCAGGTATTGGCGTAAAGAAAGGTAGCGGATAGTGGCACCGCGTATTCTGCTGGTTCATCCTGGACCAGATTTTTCAGTAGCGGACGTGTTCAATGGCTGGAAGTACGGCCTGGAACGTCAAGGAGCAGTTGTAGCGACCTACAACACTAACGACCGCCTGTCGTTCTACTCTCAGGCTCAGCTACGTGACTGGGACCACAAGATTAAGTGCCAGGCTTGCGACCAGTACCGGTACAAGACAGCGCTAGACGGCGAGCAGGCAATGCTGCTCACAATGCAGGGCCTTTCCCACGCAGTATGGACTTTCATGCCTGACGTGATGGTGTTCATATCAGCTTTCTACACAACCGCAGGAATGTTTGAGCTGATGCGCTTGCGAGGGCGCAAGGTAGTTCTCATCCACACAGAATCGCCTTACCAGGATGGTGAGCAGTACCTTCGGGGCCAGTTCGCTGACCTTAACCTCATCAACGACCCCATGAACCTGGACGAATGGGGGACGCTGGAAGCCCCGGCTCACTACATCCCTCACGCATACCACCCTCTTATGCACTACCCGCAGCCCGCAGGCGAGGTACATGAAGACCCATCCGATTTCGCTTTCGTGGGAACGGCGTTCCCGTCAAGGATTAAGTTCCTGGAGCGAATGGACTTCACAGACGTGGAAGTCGCGCTAGGCGGAAGCGCCTGGGACACACTGGAGCCTGAGTCACCCTTGAGGAAATACCTGAGCCACGACCCTTCGCACTGCGTTGAGAATGCGGAAACAGCTCGTGTCTACCGGGGTTCCCGGGCAGGAATTAACCTTTACCGCCGTGAAGGTGAGCAGCACAACGATTATGAGGGCTGGGCAATGGGTCCCAGGGAAGTCGAGATGGCTGCCTGCGGACTTCCGTTCTTGCGTGACCCTCGGGCTGAGAGCGACAAGCTCTTCCCGTTCCTGCCTACCTTCACGACCCCTGAAGACGCCACGGAAAAGCTTCGCTGGCTGCTGGCTGACGAAGACAGGCGAGTAGGACTCGGTAACCAGGCCCGTGAAGCTATCGCTGACCGCAATTTTGACGTCCACGGGCAGTGGCTCATGCAGGAGATGGATGACTTGGGTTTCTTTTAATGCACAAAGAATGGCTTGAGTGCGTGCATTGCGGCAGCTACTGGCGAGGAATCCCCGACGAAGTGAACCTTTGCTCAAAGGCGTGCGCTGAAGCCTGCCTAGAAGACACGCTGAAGATTGCTCAAGATAAAGAAAGTCAAGCTAAGCCGGGTCGCTTGTAGAATTAGGGTAGCGCTACGAGAGTTTTTCCCTTACCCTTAAATCTGAGGGAGCCGTGTCCGCCGGATGCTCACGAGGCCCATCTGAACGTACCTAGTTACGAGAGGGTGACCCCGTGTCGCGTATTCACGGCCGAAATGGGATTGTGTACCTCGGTGTAAACCCCGCCGACAGTGCATCCCCCATGGCATTTGTGTCCGACTGGACAATTAACTTCACTGTTGCCAAGGTCGATGTGACGGCACTTGGCGACTCCAACCTCATTTGGGTGTCTGGTCTTCCGGACGCTTCCGGTGACTTCAGCGGCTTCTACGACACCGCAACCGCGCAGACTTACATTGCTGCGAAGGACGGCCAGCCGCGTAACTTCTACCTGTACCCGAGCACCATCGGTGTTCAGGCCGCTAACCCCGGTCAGTACTTCTTCGGCACCATCCTGCCTGACTTCGCCGTAACTGGCGGCGTGGCAGCAGCTGTGACCATGAAGTCCACCTGGAATGCTGCATCTATCGTGCAGCGTTACCCTGTATCTGGAATATCGGGAACCTAATCCTGAGGCAAACAGCCCCAGAGTCGCGCCACACGACTCTGGGGCTGTATTTAGTCACCCCTGAATGACTTGCAGAATTATTCTCCGATTGTGACACGAACAGCTTACTACCGACTAAGCTGTGACACGTCCAGTACTTCATGATTCGGAGAAATTAAAGTGGCTTCTACGGAAGAGAACGAGCTCACTCAGATTCAGCTTGCAACAGCCGAAAAGGCAGCGCGAGCTAAGGGCAAGCCTGCGGCATTTGCCCGTGACGGTTCCAAGTTCGTTGAGTTTGACGGAGTTGAGTACCGGCTTGCCGACGAGATTGGCATCATCCCCCTTATGCGCTGGGCAGCCGCTGCTGACCTTAGCACGGACGACTCCGGTGCGATGGGTGCCATGTGGGCCATCCTCCAGGACATGATTGACGCCCCTGAATTCCCGGCCTGGGTAAAGCACGCAACCCGCCTTAAGTCGGATGCAGAAGAAGTCCTGGACTTCGTGAATGTCTGCATGGAGGCTATCACCGGAAACCCTACCGAGCGGCCAAGTTCTTCCTCGGATACCTCGCCGTCAACCTCAGGCGAATCGAAGGAGAACTCCTCCGCAAACACGGTAAAGGCATCTCCTCGTTCACGCCGCGCGAAGTCTGCAACATAGTATTCAGCATTATCCAGGACAACTTCCGTAACGAGTGCGGTCACCTTGTTGAAGGTGACGAGTACATGCTTATGCTTGAAAAGATAGGCATGGAGACCGACAAGGAAGAAGAAGCCAAGCTGGCACTGGAGCACTGGCAGAAGATTCAGGGTATTGACACGGAAAACGTGGAAATCAGCCCGCAAATGCAGGCTATGATGAACAACGCGTGGATGTACTCTGATAGAGACGAAGAAATCCCCGGAAACTTCATGGGGTCTGGACGCGAGTAAGGAGAATGTCAATGGCAGATTTCATGACGCTAAAGCTGGATGATGTCGCCATTGACATTCTCCTTTCTGAAGCAGACGGGCCTGTAGGGCGTTACATGTACGACCTGAGCCAGAGGATGACAATCATCGCCAAGGCTGCCGCGCCTGTGATGAAGGGCCGCAATTACTGGACATCCAGGTCCAATGCGATTCGGCCACCCGGCACCACACGTGCGTCAGTTCACTCAATCTGGGGATATGACGATGCAGGGCAGCCTTTCGCGGGAGTTAATGCCCTGGCTAATCCTTCCATATTCCTGGAAAGGCCAGCGGTTCAAATGCACAGGAGATACCCATTCCTGACCCTGGCATTGGACCCTGTGATACTGTAAATAGACGTTAAATTCCTGCCCGGAGGTGAATAGTGACCCGGATACTCGGTGAAGCCGGTGTTGCTGTTGTCCCGATTACAGACGCTTTCCGGTCTCAGCTTGACGCGAAGGTTCGCGCGCAGATGGCAGGATTGCGTCCTGAACTTAACATCGGTGCTAACACTAAGCAAGTAGACGCAGCCGTAGCCAAGATTATGGCTACCGTAAAGGCCGCGAATCCGGCAATGCGCCTCCAGTTTGTTACAACTGAAGCTGTGGCAGAACTGGCACGCTTTGAAGCTGCTGTAAGGGCGCTAGGCCGTCCTACGGTTAAGTTCAACATGGACATGTCACAGGCTGACCGTCAGGTCGCCGTGATGCAGGGTTACCTGGACAAGCTCAAGGAAGCCATCATGCGTGGCGCTGAGCTTAACATTGACGATGTCAATGCCCTCAAGAAGCTCGGGACTGTGGGCGCATTCGTTGCCCGTCTTGACAAGCAGCTCAAGAGCCTTAAGGCTGACGCTGACGTGGCTCCGCTGATGGCTGAACTAGCCAAGGCTCGCGGCATGTTTGAGGACCTTTCCAAGGATTTGCGTAACCTGCACATAGGTGCAGATGCCACGCAACTTCAGGCTCAGATTGCCAAGGGTATCGCTGAAGCTAACATCCTTAAGGATGACCTTAAGGACATGGCGATGGACGTGGACGACTCATCGATGATGCGTAAATTCGCGGCCTCCATGACTGAAGTCGGCACGTTGCAAAGGCAGCTTAAGAACATGCCGATGGACGGGGATGTCACTCCGTTCTTGCTTAAGCTAGCGGCAGCGCGCAAGGAAGCTGACGCTGTCATGGAAACCATGACTCGTCCTGTGGTCATGAAGCTTGACATGAACCCGCTGTTGCAGGGACTAACTCGCGAGGAAGCGCTTGTTAATGCCCTTCAGCAAAAGCTCAGGCTGCGTACAGACATTAACGACCAGGACGTGGAAGACTTCCTGGTTAAGACAGTTTCCCAAACTGAGGCTATGCGTCAGCTATTGCTGAACCTGCGAGCTAATGTCAGCGACTCTGAAGCCAAGGTCGCCCTGGATGACCTGATGGCGCGTGTTCTCGCTATTCAGGAGCGCATGTCCAACCTGTCTCCGCACGCCAGCCTTAGTAATTTGCTGAATGACTTCGCTACTCTTGAGAATGTCGTAGGCAAGGCATCCCATGAATTTGGCACCATGGATGAGGGCACTAAGAGCGTCTTCAGGGACATGACTGGCCTGTCAGGTGCAGTAGGCCGTTTTGGAGACCGCGTAGTAGGCGCTGGCCGAGACGGTACTAACAGCATTAACATGATGACGGGTGCCGTAGGTGGCTTCCTTAAGGGCATGGGCCACGTCACCTTGTTCGGCGGGATGTTCAATAACCTGAATAAGTACCTGCTTAGCTTTGTAAGTGGCTGGCATCTGCTAGCTGACGCTATTTTTGAAGTGATAGCTGTATGGGTGCCAGCAACTATTGCATTCGCAGCATGGGGTGCGGCAGCCGCTCCTGACGTTAAGAACGTAGTTACTCAGTTCCAGAACATGGGAACGGCTGTCGCCGCAACAGGCCAGAAGCTAAATAACTTCCAAGGGGCAACCAAGCTGTTTGGTGACTCTATGCAGATGGCTGTCCGCCCTGCTGTGTGGAACCTTGTCGGTGACGCTATTCAAGTAGTGAATGCTCGTTCTGGTGCATTCGTTGGCTTCCTGAAGCAGATGAACCCGCTAGTAGAGAGCCTTGGCGCTCGCGCTACTGTTGCACTTAAGAACGGGTTCGGAAACTTCTTGTCCAATGGCGCGAAGATGTTCTACCAGCTGGGAACAGCCATCGGGAACTTCTTGGGAATCCTGGGTAACCTAGGCAAGGTAGTTCCTCACTACGCTGAAATTCTTCTCGGCTTGGGAACAGCGTTCCTTAAGGTTGTTGAAGACATTACGGCATCTCCGTTGTTCCAGTCAATTATTGGCTTCGGCCTGAAGATGCACGGTGCTGCGGTTTACATTGGCGTCTTCATCACACTGCTAGCTACCCTGGGCCGAAGCCTGCTGGGTGGTTTCTTGCAAGGATTTGCCTCAGCTCGCAATAAGATGCAGGACTTCGCGGATTCTGAACGTGCGGCAGCGGAAGCTACTAATAACCTGGCAGAGGCTACTAACACGGCGGGCGCAAAGCTAAAGAATGGCGCAGAGGACGCTACCAACTTGTCCGCAAGCATGAGTAACCTAGGACAACACACTCAGGAAGGTGAAGCTGCCCTTAAGGATGCAGGAGCTGCATCGGAGGATACTCGTGGCAAGTTCCAGAAGCTAGGTTCAGGGCTAGGCGGCCTCGTTGGCAACATAAGCAACCTGGGAACCAAGAGCGTAGGCACCTGGAATTCCATGGACAAGGGCGCGTCTACCTTGTCCAGGATGGGCGGCTTCGCCAAGAAAGCAGGAGTCGGCGCGCTCGGCATGATTTCGTCCTTTACAGGACTAGGCCCGGTTGGCTTGGCGATAGGTGGCGTGGCAGCGGCAATCGGCATCGGACTGTACTTCGCCTTGAAGAAGTCTACTGACGCTACTCAAAGTTTCGTTAACGCTCAACTTAGCATGGCGGATAACGCCACCATCGGAACTTTCACGCAAGACATGACGCGTGGAATCAGCCTAATGCAGTTGAAGCTTGTTGCCACCAGTAACCAGATGGTTACCATGGCGCGGTCTTCCAACGTAATGGGTACCGTAGGCAAGCAGGACGTGGATGTCTGGTCCGGAGCTTGGGGCAACGCTAAGTGGAAGCTAATAGCAGCTCAGGCCATTCTTACTGAATTCGTCCAGAAGACGAAGGATAACCCCAATCCCTTTGCGGCATGGAAGACCAGTGCTCCTCAGGCTCAAGCTCAGGCGCTTCTCAGTTCTTACGGTGAGCTGTCAAACGGAATCGCTGCTGCAAAAGAGCAGATGAATCAGTTTAACACTCACGTGGGTCAAGCACAGATGGCCATTAAGGGCATGACCGGGGAAAACCTGAATAGTGCTCAGGTAATGGGTGTTGCCACTAACGCAGGTATCAGCCTGAACTCCATGATTCATGACCAGGGCGGTGCATGGCAGCAGGACCTAGTACAGATTCTCGGTACCGTTCAGGGCTTCCAGGCAATGGGACCGGCAATTGGCGGAGCCAACACTGCCCTTAATGCTCTTAACATCACGACTTCCTCAACGTACCAGGAAATCCAGAAGGTAACCCAGGCTTACCAGCAGTTCATCCAGATTGTAACCGGTTCAGAATCCGCGTATGCCACCTTTGCACAAGGCATGAACTCCCTGGCTACGGCAGTCGGCGCACCTAGTGCGGCTGCGGGTGGCGGCGCGGGCGGTGCAGGCGGCGGGGCTGCTGGAGGCGGAACTCTTACCTTCGCTAACGGCAAGATTAACTCCAGCGCTCCCGTAACTGGCAGCAGTGGTGTTATCGGTGGTGTGTCCTCTGGAGGCGTAGCTGCGCTGTCTGCGTACATTCAGCAGATTCAGCAGGCAGAAACCCTTCTTAACTCGCTCCAGACCCAGGCAGCCGTTTCGGGCAACAGCCCGCTAGCTAACACGGCGACAACCAAGGCAGGAAAGGACCTGGTAGCCCTCCTAGGCTCCGTTCCGGGCGTAGCCAATAATCCGGCTGCTGTACCGTCTCTGTCCGCTCTCGCGCAGACTGCGGGCTTTACAGGCAACACTGCGAGCTACCAGGACATCGTCAAGTGGGCGGGCAGCGCAAGCAATGCGCAAAGTGACCTGACTAAGCAGACTAACGCTCTCACGGCAGCTACTTCAGACCTGAACCGTGACGCTGCCGCGCTGAACAGCACAATGACTACGCAGATGCAGCAGTCTATGGCTTCTGCAATCCTAGGTGCCGAGGGCGCAACCCAGAAGTTCCAGCAGGCTGCACGGGCCGTAATAGCGTGGCAGAATGCAGGGTCTAACCTTAGCGGTTCTAACTATACTAAGCTGCTGAACAGCCTGCGACCGATGGCAGAGACGCTGCTGCGCACTACGCACAGTAGTAGCCTGGCTAAGCAGCAGCTTGAAGGCTTCCTGGAGCAGATGGGCATTGCACCGGGAGTAGCCGCCAAGATGGCTAATGCATTGCTGCGCAGCAATGCTGCTGCTAGTGCTAACGCCGCTGCTAACCGCAGTGTTTCCCTGTCCCTGGCTCAGGTGGCTAAGGCAACGCAAGCTACTATAACTAACGTCACGACTTCTCGTGCTGCCTGGGTTCACTTCGGTGAGTCCCTGGGAATGAGCGCTCAACAAGCTAACAAGCTGTGGGGCAAGCTAAAGGAGAATGGCCTTCAGAACCTGCTTCACCAGACCGCTGGCACGGAAACGGCATTTCAGAAGCTGGCACGTCAGTTCGGTATTAGCAAGACTCAGGCTGACGCATTGTGGAACAAGTTCCACGATGGTTCCATGGACATGCTGAAGAACAAGGCTAACAGCACCTTCAGTGCGTTCATGAAGCTGGCGCATCAGTTCGGTGTTACGGCTGAAAGTGCCTCCATGCTGTGGCAGCGCGCTCACCAGCAGCAGTTCGACATGCTGTCTGGCAAGTCCCGCATAACTGTACAACAGCTTCAGGGACTGGCACACGAGTTTGGCCTTAGCGGAACTCAGGCACAGACGCTGTGGGCCGTAATGCACAAGCAGTACCTTGATGCACTGGCAGGCAAGGCAGGCATTACTCACAACCAGTTCTCACGCCTGGCAACTATGCTGGACCTGAACAAGACTGAGGCTAACGCCCTGTGGGCAATGATGCGCCGTCAGTACCTTGACACTCTGACCAGCAAGGCGAATGTCAGCTACAGTGCATTCCTGCGCCTGGCTAAGGGCTTCGGCATCACTAATACCGCCGCTGCGCAAATGTGGGCGCAGGCACGCCAGCAGCAGTTCGACATGCTGTCTAACAAGTCGCGGATAACTAATAGCCAGCTTCAGAAACTGGCGCACCAGTTTGGCGTTAGCACTACCTCCGCTAGCCAGCTGTGGTCGATGATGCGCCAGCAGTACCTGGACGCGCTGACGAGCAAGACAGGCGTAAGCAAGAGCGCATTCGATGCCTGGGCACGTTCCGCGCACATCA